CAGCTTCTCCTTGTCCGAGAGTTACACCATTAAACTTAAACCACGGTCCAGCTTTTTCTATTACGTTTAGTGATATGGCATATCGGATTAAATCGGCTTCCTTGTCTATACCGACTCCATATATTAAATCTACTAGAGTCTCGCGCATTGGACTGCCAACTTTGTTCTTGACGGCTTTGATTTTAAGTACATGCCCAATAGGATGCTCTTTATCTCCGATAACATCTTTGCGTCTAACATCTAGTCGCAAACTAGCAAAGAACTTTAATGCCCTCCCGCCCGTTGTAGTCTCAGGGCTTCCAAACATTACACCAATCTTTTCTCGTATTTGGTTAATAAATATAAGTGTTACTCCGTTGTTGTTTGCTTTCCCTCGAAGCTTACGCATAGCTTGGGACATAAGACGGGCTTGTAGACCCATTGCGGAGTCGCCCATCTCCCCGTCAAGCTCAGCCTGTGGGACAAGAGCCGCCACACTATCAATGACTATCAAACTAACTGCTTTGGACTCGATAAGAGCCTCCGCTGTTTCTAGTGCTTGCTCTCCGCTATCCGGTTGGCTAATCAAAAGTTCATTAACATTTACTCCAAGTTTAGATGCGTAGGTAACATCTAAAGCGTGTTCTGCATCAATTAGAGCACAAAGATTATCAGTATTTTTTTGTTCTTCCGCTATAATGTGGAGCGCAAGGCTTGTTTTGCCACTCGATTCTGGACCAAATATTTCAACGATTCGCCCTCTAGGAATACCTCCACATTGTATAACATCGTTGTCTAGGCTGGCTATGTTCGTTGAGATAGAGGGGATTTGTACTCCGACGTTGGCTCCCATCCGAACGATTGTAGAATCAACCTTGAACTGTGTGTTAAGAACCTTGTTAAGACCTTCTATTAGTTTAAACCTTTCTGCTTTAGAAGGTGGTATAATTTCTTCTTTTTCTTTCTTTTTAGGCTTGGCTTGCGTGGAGTTACCGTCGCCAACCAAACCCTTAAGAGTGTCTAATACATCTGTCATTCTGCTTCCTTTTTGAACCGTTCTATTGTCGCCATGAATTGCTTAAACCTATGAAGGAACTTCTTACCTTGTGATCTAACTATAGCACCTTCTCCGTGAGTTGTCAACACTTCATCGAGTTTTGTTACTAAATCTCCGTTGCCCTGAAAAAACGCAAACCAACAGCATTCACAGTTAATCTTTTTAGGAATATTAGTTTTTGGTAGTTTATGATTGCATATAGTAACTCTATCATGTTGAACGGTTACATATAGTTTTCGTGCTTTACCTACCTCGGTCGGCGTCAAAATTGGTGTTTCTCGGAACCCAACTATATCATTCATCGTTTAGTGCCTCTGCCTCTGCCTCTTCTATAAGTTTGTCTATATCTTCTTTTTTAATGTATAGACCGTATTTTAAGAAAATAATACTAATGGTTAACGGATCGGGTTTTTTCAAATCTTTAACCTCTTCTGTTGCTTGTTGTATTAACGATTTATTAGATAGTGTGCTCAATTTACCTCCCGTTTTTACGCCTAATGGCTGTAAAGTATTTTGATACTGGACTAATGTTTCTTGCTATAAAGATTTGTCCAATAATTTGTTCTAGTGTTGCTCGTTCTTGCTGTTTGAAAGCTTCTTCTGTTTGTATGATATACGTTTTTACAAAATAAGGAAATACGTCTCTTTCTCCGTAAAAATCTTTCCTAAACCTCATTAAGCCGTCATCTATTGCGCTCTCTACATCACAAATAAAATCCATCAAATTTGGTTTTGCTGCATTTTTGGTAGATGGTCCTGTTGCATCGTAATTGCTAACACTTTTTAAAGAGCTACTAGTTCTAGCTGTTATATATTGTCCGGGTAGGTCTTCCTTGCTATAAGGATCACCAATAATCTCATCAAATGCTTTTTTGTTTGCGGCAAGTCTTTCTCGCTTGCTTACTTTTTGTTTTGTCATTCATACCTTTGATTTTCTTTTTTCTCGATTTAGTTTTTATACCGCCCGGTAGCGTTTTGTGTTCTCTTCCTAACGCAATAGTAGCTGGAGGTTGTGTAACATATTGCGCTGCATTTATAACCTGTTGGTCGTTGTCCCGAAACTTTCCTAATGCTCTGTTACATGTCATACAGAGTAGACCACGAACAAGCCCCGTAATATGGTCGTGGTCTACTGCTAACGCCATCCTAAACATACTAACATGTTTTTTGCATATTGCACAAGATGAATGTTGGAATGCAAGAATTATGTTATAGTCTTTTAGGGTAATTCCGTAAATTCTTTGTAGCCTTTTGTCTTTTGCTTTTTCTTGTGTTGTATATGTCATTATATTCTAATGTTGCCAAGGTCAATAATTACTAACTTTCCGTCATACTCTCTAACGTTGTCTCCTCGTACATCATGGGTATGCGTGTCTACAGCGTCTGCAACTAACCTAACTAAGGGACCGAGCCTTGTGTCACTCTCCTTCATTCCATGCTGGTAATAACGCATTAAAGTAATCGCAAACCCCGGTTTATCATCAGTTGGTTCCTCTTGTTGAAAATAGTAAATTTCTGGAAGATGCTTTTTTATCGGATATAAAGGACTATCAAAATCACTTTCAATGATTTTTTTATATACTTTATATTCATTATAAGAATGTTGTTGGTGTTTGGTTACGTAATTGTCAATTTTAATAACTAAAGGAAAATCTAAAAGCCTGTACGCATGCCTATAGCTTCCGCTGTCCAGATATTCCGTATCTAATCCAATCTTTTTAAAGTCTTCATAATCTTTATAGCGTATTGGATTAGCTTGTAACTTATCTATTACATTTTGTATGTCTTCGTTGGTCATGGGTTTATCTCCTGTTGTGAATATTTGCTCAATGTTTCCAATGTGTTTTGTAGATCACCTTTTCCGGCTTGCATACTTTTAGCTTTCATAGCCGCTACCTTACCTTCGGCTTGTTCATAAATAGAACTAGTTGCTCCTTCGTAGTATAGCGTTGTTGATCCTCCTGCTGAATACCGACTTAATCCGACACCTACATAAAAGTCGTTACCAAACGTTCCTTCTGTTTGTACAAAGGCTCCCTCTTGCAGAGTATCTTTTTCTAACTCATTTAGTCTAGCACGATTGGCTACTAACATGCAATCACAATCTTTAGCAATTTGAGAAGAACCATCTACGTTGTCTGAGGTAGCCACTTTACCAGCCGCTATCCGGTGAGGTTGTAGAATTCTTAACATCTGTATGTTATAGTCTTTGCCGATTTTTGCCAAACTTTTACTGATTTCTGATAAATATTGTGTCCTACTGCGTGTTCCGATAGTAGCATCACATAGAAGTTGAAGGTTATCAATCATAACCCATTTGACACCATAACGTCTAATACAAGCTACAATTAAGTTGTAAATATCTTCGGCTGATTTGTACTTGGGATAACAGAAGTACAAATTACCTTCTCTGTTTGCCGCCATTTGCTTAACACTAGGTATAGCCTGTTTGAAGGCGCTAGTAAGTGCTTTTTCCTCTTCAATCGTAGTAGCGAGTACATCGGGTATTCCTGTCTTGTGGCACAGCCATTTACGGGCCATTCTTGCTCGTGTCATTTCTAAGCATATTATAACACCATCTTCCCCATAGGTGTCAACCATAAATTCCATGATATTTAGGCCCATTGTTGTCTTGCCTATTTTCTCAGGAGCTATAATGTCGATAATGTCGCCTTCGTCGAATCTGACAATTTTACTCAAACTAGGCCAAGGTGTAGCATACTTTTGTCCTGATCCTTTACCGTCTAGTTCATCCTCAAACTCTTCTAGGGCATCTGCGCTGCTGCTAACACCGTCTACATCGAACAGGTCAGCGTCTTGTTTAAGCTGCTCGAACGCCTCTAGGGTGCCTCCGTTTTTAAACCACTCGTTTAAATCCTTACCAATTTTACCATCTAGTGTAGTAAAAGCTGGTAGTTGTATTTTATAACACCGTTCAATGCCGATTTTAACTGCTAGTGTTTGTGCTGCTTTTTGACCTACTTTGTCAGAATCGTAGCATATATAAATCTTTTCTAATCCAATACTATCAATTTTGTCTATCCATTCAGCTTTACGGATGTTGGCTCCGGGTACGCCGCACACATTGAGTATACCATTATCGAGAGCGCAAATGGTATCCATTTCTCCTTCAACGAATACTACCTCTTTGAGTCCTTCTTTTAGAATGTGCCCATTATATAGAACAGCGTCATATCCACGAGGACTATTAAATGCTTTCTCTACTTTAGTTAGATCGTTAGGGTCTGGTAAAGAACGAAAGTGAGCAAATACTGTGTTACCATTGATAAGATACGGAAAGACTAGTGCTCTTATTTCTCCTAGCCCCTTAAAAAAGTGTTTCTCTTTTAGTCCTAGTTTTTGCTGCTCGATTACCTTTCTACTAAACCCTCTTATGTTCATGAGGTAATCCATAGCATCAGCGTCAGCTAATAACAGTTCGTGACAAGCCTCAACATTTGGCAATGCATCAATTTTAGTTTCCGAACTAGCCCAGTCTTTCGTAGAGCCTACTTCTGCTGTAGATAATCCTAAATGTTGTTTAAGGGTATGAAGATTTCCACTTTTTCCGCACTTTTGGCAAAGAAATAAACCGTCTCGGTTTCGTCGTTCGCTAGTGGTCCCATGAATCTCTTGATAAAAGTGTCCGTACCCAGACTTCTTACAAAACGGGCACACTTCAAGTTCAATATTCGGATCATTAGAGTTTTTCCAATTCCATCCCTTACTTACAATAAGTTGGAGAGCATTGCTGCCCTCCATACTGTTATTTATCGTTCCCATTTTCTCCCATTACCTACTTACTATCCTTTTCAAGAAAAGCATTTGATACTATTTTAAGCTGCGGCCTA